CCCGCCCCCGCCGCCGTAGGCGGTGAGCCAGGCGCCGAACGAGCTGTTGCCACCGGCAGAGCCAGCCGACCCCGCAGTGCCGGCTGTGCCCGCTGCACCCACGGTGATCGTCTCGGTTGCGCCGACCGCTGACGCCAACAGCACCACCTCGCCATAGGCACCGCCACCGCCGCCACCACTGCCGCCGATGGTGGACGCAGCAGACTTGCCGCCGCCACCGCCTCCAGCGCCCAGCACCAGGGCGAGAACCGCAGTGCACCCAGCTGAGCGGGTCCACGTCCCCGAGCTGGTGAAGTCGGTCACCTTGGTGGTGCCGGGCGGGTTGGCAATCAAGATGTCCCAGTCCGCGAGCGTGCCGCTGCCGCCGACCAGGCTGACGGTGACGGTGAGCGTCGTCGAGGCGTAGGACGCCACGGCGCCCCACATCCAATTCGCGCGATTCGCAGCTGAGCTGATGATCACCGGCTGGCCAGCGATGAAGCCCTTCGAGGCCTGCGTGGTGAACACCTTCGAGCCGGTGCCGATGGCCAGCGATGTCGTGCTGGTGCCCTTGGCCAGCGGATCTCCGGTTTGCGACAGCACCTGGCTGTAGGTGGCCCACACCTCGGCAGACAGCGCGTTCGCCTCTCCCTGGAACACCGGCAGCGCAGCCAGGAACGCGTCGCCGCGCGCTGCAAAGTTCGTCGGATCGGCTCGGGTCGGCGGAGTTGGAAGCGCGGTGATTTGTGCGGCCATCAGATCATCCCTTCGATTTCGAGTGAGCAAAACGAGGTTCGGGGGTAAGCGATTTCGAGCTGGAAGTCTCGCCAATAGCCGTAGACCACCAGCGGCGAGAACAACTGCGTGTCAGGCGCCCCGACCCAAAGGCACGGCGTTGCGCGCAGCCCAGCGAGCAGCGCCTGCACCTTGCGCAGCGTCGCGTTATCGAGAATGAGCCTCTGGCTCGACCGCTTCGAGAATGCGCGCTTCGTGATCTTGGTGACCCCGTAGACGTTCGTCGTCTTGGCCGAGTAGTCAGTGATTCCAGCGCTCGCTCCGAACTGTGTGTCGCCAAGGTCGTACATCTGCCCGAACAGCACGCCGCCGCATCCCACGGTGCCGGTGCCGGTGATCGTGACGACGATGGTGGCGCTGAGGTACGACGGCACGCCCTCGAACACCAGCGCGGCGCTCAGGTCGTAGGCGCCGAAGAAGTAGTCGAACCACGACAAGATCGACGTGCTGTCGATCGCCTGCGTCTGGTCATAGATCGGCGTCGAGCCGTCGAACATCTGCACGCGCACGGTGCTGCCGGTGAGTTCGACGAAGCCGATGGCGTTGATCGCGCCGGGTTGCACGGTGAACGTGAACGAGGTGGTCGCAGTGGTCTGAGAATTCACCTGTTGATCGAACGCGCGCCAACGGTTGGTGCTGGACACCTCCAGCCAGTACGGCAGCGCGAGCGTTGCATCGTTGGCCGGCGAGTGGTTGGTGCCGGCCTGCAGCGCCTCGTAGATCTTGTGGTTCTGGATGCAGCGGTCGCCCACCACGTAGGCAGTCGCACCCGACCACGCGGTGTAGTCCGTCTCGGGCACGCTGTGCGAGATCAGCGTGGCGTCGGTGATGGCAATCGGGTTCAGCACCTTCATGTCGTCGTCCTGGTCGGCGGCATGCCGTCGATCTCCCAACGATCAACGATCACGCGGGCGGTGCGGCCGGTGCTGGTGGCGATGGCCTGCTGCCCCGAGTTCATGTCCGCGCGCATGTCCGAGACCTCTTGCCTCAGACGCTGGATCTCGATCAGCAGCGCAGACTCGCGGCGCTGCGGATCGCCCAGCATCGACATCGTGTCGGCGTTGTTCCAGATGCGGGCCGGACCGGTCGAGATCAGCTCGGGGCCCTGCTCGCCCACCAGCGCCAGGCCGCCGCCGAAGGTGCCGCCCGCAGCGAAAGCGGGCAGGTTGTGCGCGGCTGCCCAGCTGTTCGACGTTCCGAGCGGCCAGCCCATGATCGCGTCGAGTGACTTCGCGTTGAGCCCGACCTCCTTCGCCTTGTTGTAGATCGACATCGCGTCGTCGATCGACAGCGCCCAGTTCACGAACGCGCGGATGTCCTCAAGCGAGTAGCCGGCGATCGTCCCGGAACCGGACGACAGTGCCGCGAAGGTGCCGGCGGTGTATCCAGCCAGGGCGTCGACGTTGTTGGCGCTGATGCCGTACTCGGCCGCCGCCTGGGCGACGCCCGAGACGTTGCCGGCGGCGATCGCGCCGTCGATGAACTGCTGCGCCTGGGCGACGGTGGTCACCTGCCCGCCGGCCCCGTTGATGATCGCCTGCGAGGTGTCCTGGCCGACCGCCATCACCGCGGTAGCGCCGAGCGGATCGGTGTAGGTCTGGACGTTGCCCGACTTGTTCCACTGGTTGACCTTCACCGCGCCGGCCGGAGCCGTTCCGCCGGTGACCGGCGCCAGCGCGCCGAGGGCATCCTGCAGCGCCTGGATGGCCTCGGGGATGGTCTTCACCGAGTCATCGATGCCGAGGGCCGCGTTGTACTGCTTCTCGGCCCAGGCGATGAGCGAGTCCAGGCGTGCGAGCGACGCGTCGAGCGAGTCCTTGAGCGCCTGCTTCGCGTCGTCGGCCAGCTGCTGCGCGGTGTCGAGCGCGTCCTTGGCCGAGGCCGATCTGGCATCGAGACCGGCCAGCGTCGAGTCATAGGACGAGCGCGCCGAGTCGAGCTTGCCGGCCAGCCGGTCACGCTCCAAGGCCAGCGCCTCCTTTGCGAGTTCGTTCGCGAGGTCGAGCGCTTCCTTCTGCGCATCCATCCGCTCGATCGCCGCCGCGTGGTTCGCGTCGAGCGTGTCCTTGATCGCGATGGCCGCGTCGAGCTGGGTCTGCGCGTCGTCGAGCGCCGTTCCGGACAGGTCGGCCAGGTCGCGGATGTCGAGGCTGGTCCTGTAGAAGTCGCGCAGGTAGTCCTCGAAGCTGCCGAACAGGTCTTCGGACGGCTTGGCCACGATGGCGAGCGCATCCTTGAGGTCGTCGGCCGTCGGCAGCACGCCGGTCGAGCGCGCGACCGCCAGGGCGTCGCGGATCTGCGCCTGGGCGCGGGCCCGGTCTGCCCCCTCGCTGTCGATCGGGCGCAGTGCGCGCAGCGTCGAGGTCAGTGAGGTGTTGAGCGCCTTGAGCCTGTCGACCGAGTCCTTCTGCGCCTTGATGCGAGCGTCGTTCTCGGCAGACTCAGCCTTGTAGGTCTTCTCGACCGCGGCCCGCTCTGCGGCGAGCGCTTTCGTCGCCGCTTCGTACTGCTTGGCCTGGGCCTTCGCCGAGGCTTCGAGCGCATCCTGCGCCGCGCGCACCTCAGCCTCGACAGCGTCGAACTCCGCCTTCGCCGCCTTGCGTGCGAGGTCGATCGCCTTCATCTCCGCCGCGTAGGTGTCCTTCGCCGCCTTGAGCGCCCCATCGACCTTTGCCACGTCGGCCTGATAGGCGGCCTGCAGGGCCTTCCGCTGGGCATCGACCGCCCGCTGCACGCCGGCGAGCGCCGACTGCGCCGCCTCCTTCAGGCCGTCGATGAGGTCGGCGAGTGCGTCCTTTGCGTCGTCGAGCGCCTTCGCGGCCTTGTCGGCCGCATCGGCTTGATCTTCGAGGGCGGTGATCTGGTCATACAGCGCACGGTTCGCCGGGTCCAACGCCTCGCGCTCGCGCCGGCGCAGCTCGGTGGTGTTGCCCTGCAGCGTCAGCAGCTTCTGCTCCAGGCCGGCACGCTCGCTGGCGACAGCCTGGGCATCCTCCAGTGCAACGATCTGGTCGTAGAGCGCGCGGTTCGTCGCATCGAGCGCATCGCGCTCGGCGTTGCGCAGCGCCACGGTGTCGCCCTGCGCCTGGAGCAGTCGCTGCTCGAGCGACGCGCGCTCGCTGGCGATGTCTTCGGCTGATCGTGCGGCCTTCTCGCCGGCGGGCACGACCTCAGCGAAGGCGCTGGCCACGCCCATCAGCGCGGCGAATGTCTTGCGGCCGCCATCGGTGGTCAGGTCCTGCGCATTGACCAGGTCCTTGAATGCCTCGCGGGTCTTGGGAGTCTCGACGCCTACCGCGTGCAGCTGCTGGCCGATTGCGCCGAGCATGGCCGCCTGGCGCTCGCCATCGCTCAGGAACCCCTGCATGTAGGACGACACCCCGGAGGACAGCGCGGACATGCCGCCGGCGGCGTTCGCCAGCTCGACGGTCGCATCACTCGAGAGGCCGGCGATCGACCCCAGCACGCCGCCCATGCCCTTGAATGCGGAGCCGAAGGCAACGACCGCCTGCTGCGTCGAGACGATCTCCTGCACCACCGCGTCGAGCTTGTCGGCGCCGTCTGACTCAGTGATCGCGCTCAGCATCTTGTCGGCCCATGCTGGCAAGTCGAGCGCCATCAGGGCGTCGGCTGCGGACTTCGCGGCCATGCCGGCGAACTCTGCGAACCCCTTGCTCGGGTCAGCTGCGAGAGTTCCTCGCGCATCGAACCCGCCCGCATAGCCGCCGGCGCTCATCACGCGCAGGTAGCCCCATGACTTGTCCTTCGAATCGGCCTCGAAGGCGGCCTGAATCGAGTAGGCGGCCTCCTTGCCGAAGGCCTTGGCAGTAGCGTTCAACGAGGCTGCCAGCACCTGGGCGAAGTCGCCGACGGCCGACTGCATCTGGGCGTCCTGCTTGCCCCCGTTGGCAGCGGTCGTGTCGGTGATGCGGCCGGTCGCGTCGACCGAGGCATACCCGCCGACGTGAGGCGTTCCGGCGCCGCCACTGAAGACGCGATCGACGATCGAGCCGAGGGTCTTGCCGATGACCGACCCGAGGGGCCCGCCGAAGTAGGTCCCGACCGCCTGGCCGATGGCCGCGCCCCACTTGCCAGAGCGCGCCGACATGAATGCGTCGAGATAGCCCAGGGCCTGGCCGGCGGTCTTCATGGTGATGTCGACGCCTGCGACCTCAATCCCGACGTTGTCGGGGCCGGCTCCGCCCATGAACGAGAAGCCGGAGCCGCCGCCACTCGGGGCGCGGCCGGTGGCGACCATGATCGCGTCGGTGATCATGGCCGAAAGCGGCGCGAGCTGCGCCTTGATGACCGGGGTCAGCACCTCGCTGACGACGAGGCGCTTCACTCCATCCCAGCCATCTCGGCCGCCGGCCAAGAGCGCGGCCGTCAATCCGTCCTGCACGCTGTCGAAAGTGCGCGCCCAGGCGGCCTGATAGACCTTCGTCTGCGCGTCGGCGCCGGCACGAGCGGCGGCGGCGTTGATGCGGGACTCCTGCTGGTCGCGTTCTTCCTTCGTCAGGCCCTGCGCCTCGGCGAGCTTCTTCAGCTCGCGACGACGCTCGATCTCCACCTGAAGCAGGCGGATCGCGACCTCTCGCTCGGCGTCGGTTGCCGCCAGCATCCGCCCCTCAAGGGCCGTCTGCTCGGCCGCGTCGGCGATGCTTTGCACATACAGGTCGACCGCGCTGATGGCCGCGGCGACGCGTTGCGCGCGGGCCTGCATGATGCGGTCGATCTCGTCGTTCGTCCGGCGATCGGCGTCGACCTGGGCGAGGTAGGCGTCGCGCTGGTTCTTCGCGATCTCGCGGTCGATCGCCGCCAGGGCGTCGCGTTCGGCCGCACGAAGCTCGATGCGCTTCGCCGCCGCCTGCCCGGCGAGGGCGATCACCTCGGCCTCGTTGTCCTTCTTCGCCCGCGCCACCGCAGCCGCCCCCTCGATCGCCTGGAGGTCGCCGCGGATCGCCTCGGCGCGGAGCTTGCCCTCGCGCTCAAGGTACTCGATGGAGGTCACCGCGCCGGCCTCAAGCTGGCCGCGCAGCGCCGACATTGCCGCCGCGTTCTTCGCCGCACCGATGGCGGCGGCGGCCTGCACGCGTGCAAGTGCCTCGGCCAGCCCGAGCGCCTTCGCCTTGCTGGTGTCCCAGGCCTCGCCGGCGACGCGCGCGATCTCGGCGTCGGTCTTCCCGGCGGCCTGCCCCTTCGCGACGATCTCGGCGATCTGCTTGCGGATCTTCTCCTGCTCGGACAGCGCGCCGTTCTCCAGCTCGACCCAGGCAATGCCGGCCTTGTTCTTCTCGGCCGCCTCGCTCGCATAGTGGGCATTGAGGGCCTCATAGCCCGCCGCCTGCTTTACCGCGTTCGCGTAGTCCTGGGCCCCCTGCGTGCGCTCGCGGAAGTACAAGCCCTCGCGGTAGCCCTGCGCATTGGCCTGGGCCTTCGCAAGGGCCTCGCCGACCGACTCGTCGCGGCCGATGCCCTTCATCGTGTCCCAGGCCCCGGATGCCGCGGTCTTCGTCGAGTTCCAGGCCCGCTCGAGGTAGCCGAGCTGCGCGACGGTGGTCGTCGCCCGCGACTCCAGGGCGCGCATGGTCACGTCGAGCGCGCCCATCGCGTCGCCGTGGTCTTCGAGGGCCTTGATGTCGCGGTACTGCGCCGCGGTCAGGAAGTTGTATTGCTCATTCAGGGCCCGCGCGCCGGAGGCGACGCCGCCCGACATCGCGGCGAACTTCGCCGCCACCTCGCCCGAGGATTGCCCCGTGGCACGCGCCAGGGCGACCGCTGCTGCGGCCGTTGAGCCGATGGCACGCTCGGACACCCTGCCGCTCTCCGCGAGCGCCTGCAGGGCCTCCTTGGCGGCGCCGATTCCCGTCGACGTTGAGGCGGCAATCCGCCCGGCCATGGCCTCGTAGCGGTCGGCCGTCATCCCTGCCGCGTTGCCCGTCAGGGCCAGCGATCCGCGCAGCTTGTCCGACTCGCGGATGCCGGAGATGAACGCCGCGCCGACCAGGGCGGCCGCGCCGCCGAGGGCGCCGAGTGCGACCGTCGTCGGCGTGATGAGTCCGCCGATGGCCTTGAGCGCTGGGCCGACCCCGCCGAACACCGCTGACAGCTGGCTGCCCTGCTGGATCATTGCGGTGAGAGGGTTCCCTCCCGCCTGGATCTGCACGAACAGATCCTGCAGTTGAGCCGACAGCTGGGCCGTCTGGTGCGCGTTGAGCTTGGCGCCGGCCGCCGCCTTGGCGTGCGCGTCCTGGAGGTCCTTCAGCGCTGCCGACTGCGCCTTCAGATTTGCAGTCGCCGTCGCCTGCGCCGCCTGTGCTGCAGACAGCTTGGCTTGAGCCGCCGCCAGCCTCTCTGCGGACGCGCCCGCGTCGGCCTGCGCTGCCGCCAGGGCAGCCTGAGCGCGGGTTGCAGAAAGCGTTGTCTGCTCGACCCTAGCCTGAGCCGCGGACACCGCAGCGGTGGCCTTTTCGAGCTTGATCGTCGCCGCAGATGTAGCGTCGAGCCCTTGCTTGACGCCGGCGGCGCCCTCGAGGCTGATCCTGATCCCGACGATGCCGGCTTCGCCGCTCATGGTTTCCTATCGCGTCAAGTCGATGTCCTGCGCGCCTTCTCCGTCAGCCAGCCGCGCTCGATGTGCACCAGGTCGCCGAAGACCGCCTCGCGCTCGCGTGCAGGGATGGCCCGGAAGGCAGGAGAGGCGCGCACGCCCGCGTAGTCGAGGCCGGTCGGGCCCAGCGGGCCGACGCGCCACTGCGTCTGCACCGCCATGAACAGGTCGAAGGCCGGAACGCACTCCGGCAGGAGGAAGAACTCCTCGGGCCGGTCGATCGGCACTGAGCCGACCGCGTACAGCCCGAAGGCCGCGAGGGCTTCGTCGACTTCGGATCGCTGCTGGTCCTCATCGCCGCCCTCGTCGCTGAGGTCGCCAGCCGCCAGCAGGCGGCCGGCTTCCGTCAGTTTTTTGCCTTCCCCTTGGCCGAACAGCCGTCGATGTAGGCGTAGTACGCGACCGAGGCCATGCCGGTGATGTTCAGCAGGGCGGACAGGCCCTCGTCGCTGAACGGCAGCGGCTGGCCTGCCTCATCCGCCACGCTGCGCCAGTCCTGCACGACCCCCCGCATGAACTCGATCATGTCGACGCCGCCGGGCGCCTCGCCCTTCGCCCTGAATTCCTCGGCCGACATGCGGCTGCAGACCAGGGTGTAGTCGAAGGGCTGGGCGCTGCCGTCCTCGCGCGGCAGGGTGCCGCGGACCTGGATGGCGATCGTGTTCGAAACGGTGAGCTTGAGCATGGGGGGCTGTCGCGTAGCGGGTTGAGGAAGGGTCGGTGGGTGTTACACCTGAGCGAGGCGGATCTCGTCGTTGCCTGCGGACGGCACCAGGCGCACGTCGTACCCGATCAGGCGCAAGCCGTTGAGCTCCTCCTTGCGCGGGTTGATCAGCTGCACCGCCGGCGCATGGACGATGATCTTGTAGCCCGTGGCCGTGCCGATCGTGAAGCCCAGCGACTGCGTGGTGTTGGCCTTGACCGTGCCCATGAAGGTGACTTCATTGGCCGCGGTCAGATCCAGTTGCAGGGTGCCGGTCGCCGACCGATCCGTGACATCGATCCGCTCGGCGGTCAGGTTCGCGTTGAACTGCACGCTGTTGCCGAGGTCCACCTCGATGCCCGTGGACGGATAGGCCGTGCCGCCGGTCAGAGCGCCAGTCGCGTAGCTCGCGCCCAGCGTCACGTCGACGACGTTCGCCTTCGTCATTGCGACCGGCGTCTTCCAGGCGGTGAGCGTGGTCGACGGCAGCGCGACTGCGGTGATGCCGCCATCCACGCCCATGAAGTCGAACGTCAGCTTCGGGCGGTCGCCCACCTTGGCCGACAGCTTCACATTGCCCATGCAGCCGAGCAGCTTGTGCAGCACGCCGTCGTCGTAGTAGTAGATCGACAGCGTTTTGAGCGAGGTCGACACCGGCGTGTACTCGACCCGGTTCGGCGTGGTCAGCACGGCCTCGGCGAACGCACAGCCCAGCAGCAGGTCGCCCCACTGCGGAGCGGTGCCAGCGGTGCCGGAGCCTGCAAGCTCGACCGTGAAGGAGCAGCGCACGAAGGCCGTGCCGACCAGCTGCTCGGAGGCGCCGAAGTAGGCGCGGATCAGCGCGCGGTCGATGTTCGTCGCTTCGAGGGGCGTGATGCTCACGTCCGAGACGAGCACCGCATCGGCGCCACCCGTCGGGACGGCGTCGGTGCCTGCGGTCGTCTCGACCTTCGCCAGGATCACAGTGTTTCGGATATAGCGTGCCATGTCTGGTCACTCCTTCGGCTCGGGCGCGGGCGCCCAGTTGTTCTCGGTGTCGTCCCACACCCAGCGGCCGCCGCCCGGGAGCGGCGTGTTCTCCGGGGTGCGCTCGGGCGCCTGCGGCTCGGTGGTGTCAGCCTTGCCGCCCATCACTCGCCGCCCTTCTTGCCCTTGCCCTTCGGGGGCTCGGGCGGCTCGGGCTCGGGCTTCACGACCCAGCGGGCCGAGGCCTCGGGGCCGCCGCGCACGACCTCGGCGCCGGCCGACGCGTAGGCCTCCGCCAGGGCGTCGAACTGCTCGCCCTCGGGGATGACCACCGCGTCGAACTTCTCGATGCCCTGGCCGGGCGCCTGCACCCAGGAGTCGGCGTCGCGCGTTCGCACCGGGCCGACATCCGGGGGGATGGCAGCGCGTGCCGCGCGCACTGCCTCGACGATGCCGGCCACGGCGCCGGCGAAGTAGATCGCCTTCATGGTGATCAGCCGCTGATGATCGAGACGCCGGCGAGGTCCTTGTAGGAGGTCGCCGTCTGATCCCAGTTCGTCGCAGTGCCAACCGCGGCAGCATTCGGGTTCGCGCCACCGTTGGCGACGTCCCACTTGTAGCCCAGCAACGAGAGGTTGTAGGCGTACTCGCCCTGCATGCGGTGCACCAGGTTCTCGAGGCCGGTCACCAGGGTGAACGCCATCTCCTGCGACTCGCTGTTCTCGATGACGATGCCGTCCTCGACCAGGCCGATCGTGCGGTACAGGTTCGGCGTGCCGGCCACGAGCAGCGATGCCGAGTCGGTGACGTACACCGGGCGGTTGAGCGTGACCGGCTGGGCCGTCTGCACCACGCCGCCGGAGACCTGCAGGATGTTCGCGGCGATCTGCTGCTGCACCAGGTCCCAGTAGACCTTGGAGTGCATCACCCAGCCCTTGATTCGCGACGCGGCGTCGCCCATCAGAGCCAGGCCGGACACCAGCGCGGCGGTGGTCATCGTGCCGTTGGCCGCGATGGTGTACTTGTTGTAGGAGCCCTGCTCCAGCGCCTTCCAGGCAGCAATCAGGCCGGTATCGAGCATCTCGACCGCGACCTCCTTGGCGATGGCGGCGCCCATGTAGCGCGAGAAGGCCTGCGCGCCGTTGTCGCCGGCTTCGGCCGACGCGAACGGCAGGGCTGCCTTGCGCCAGGCGTCGAGGGTCTGCTCCAGCGGGCCGATCTTGCGGGCCAGCTTCACGCTGATGTTCTCGTCCATCGACAGCGCGATGCCGGTCGCTGCAGCGACGCTGGTCGTGTCACGACGCGAGACCGAGGTGATCTTCTTCAAGAACGAGCGGTAGTCGTAGTCGCCGCGGATCTGACGCGAGCGCACCGCAATGCCGATGCTGCCGAGGGCGGCGGTGTCCTGCACCGCCTGCTCGACCAGCCCACCGAAGAACTGGTCGTTGTAGATCTTGAAGTCGGATGCCTTGCCGGTAGCCATGTTGAAAGTCCTTGCTGGTGGTGATGGTCAGGTCAAGCGCTACTCGGCCGTGGCGTTGAACGCCGCTGCAGCCTTGAAGAACTCGACCTCGTTCGGGTAGTCCTTGCGCTCGGGGGCCTTGCCTCCCTTGCCTGCGGACCCTTGACCGCCTTGACCCTTGAACCCCGAGCCTTGCCCGCCGCCATCCGACGGCTGGATGTAGTCCGGCCGCTGCTTCGCGAAGAGCGCAGCGCCCTCGTTCAGAGGCAGTAGCTTTCCGTCGGCACCGCGGTACATGAAGTCGTCGCCTTCCTGCACGACGTTCAGACCGAAGAGCACCGAGGCGTCCTCCGGGTTCTTGAACCGCTGCTCCGCGATGGCCTTGGACACCAGGGCCTGCTTCTTGGCCTCAGTGCGCTCCTTGCCCATCGTGGCGATGGTCGAATCGCGCTCTGCCAGGTCACGAGTCAGCCGGGCGATCTTGGCTTCGTTCTGCTTGTTCGCATCGGCCTGGCCCCTGACGTCCGGGATCGATGCGAGGTCCACATCGGCAGCGACACCAAGGCGGTCAGCGAACGCTTCAACGCGGGAGGTGAGCTCCGCGATCTTCCCGTCCTTCGCCTTGCGGCCGTCGATCGATTCCTTCCGTGCAGCGTCACGCTGCGAGTTGGCTGCATCGATCGGACCGTCAACGTGCGCCTGCAGCTCCTGCATCGTGGCGTCGTCGAGGGTCTTGCCTTTGAACTTCGAGAGGTCGAGCATGGTAGGGTTTCGGGTGGGCGACCCGGCTCGGCATCACGCCAGCCTGGGACTGTTCCCGCTGCGGCGTCACGCCGACCGCGGGTCTTGGTGCGCGCACTATCGCTCCGTGTTGTCCACGCGTTAGCGCAGATTCAAGACGATCGGCAGAGACAGTCGCGGCATGGACTGGTCGCACACCGCCCGCCGTTTCGCCTTCCTTGGTCACGCCCTCAACGGCAGTGGCGGATTCAACCCGCCGGTGACCTACTCGAAGAACGCTTCAGGCTCGTTCGTTCCTGTGGTCGACCCGAACTCGACGTATCTGGTGCGCTATGGCCGAGAGTCGGATGAGAAGTTCGCCAGGCGAGTCGCAACGGCCGTCTATGAGAACCACCTGCTGAGCGCCTGCGAGCGATTCGTGTCGTTCCTGCGTCGCAGGGCTCCGACGCGCAAGGGCGCCGAGGGTGGCCTGTCCGCGATCTTCGCAGCCAACTGCGACCAGCGTGGCACCCCGCTCGACTCCTTCCTCGGGACCTTCTCGCAGGAGGCAAAGGCCCGCGGCTCGCTGCTGCTGGTGATCGACAAGCCCAAGGAGACCGCCTCATCACTGCAGGAGCAGATCGAACGGCGTGGCGTGCCCTATCTGCGCATCGCGTACCCTGAGGATCTGATCGCGGTCGAAGTCGACATCGACTCTGGCCAGTTCGTCTGGGCCACCTTGCAGGATCAGGAATACGTCGACGGCAAGCTGACCGTCGTGCAGCGCACCTACACCGCCACGACCTGGGAGGTCAAGAACGGCGACACCGTGCTTGTGTCCGGGGAACATCCGTTCGGCCAATGCCCAGTGATCCCGTTCACCGAGAGCGGGCACATCTTCCCGCGAGTCGGGAAGTTCGCCCAGGTCGCCGACCTCTCGAAGGCGATCTTCAACATGCGGTCGCAGCGCGACGAGCAGCTGTCGAGCGTGACCTTCCCGCTGCTGCACCTGCAAGTGCCAGCAGAGGCGACCTCGCAGTTCAATCCGGCGACGGTGTCAGCGACGATCGGCGTGCACTCGATGCTGGTGCACTCGGGAGAGGCGCCCGGCTTCATCGCGCCGCCGGAAGGGCCGGCGAAGACCTACCTCGACGCAATCGATAGGGACCAGACAGCGATCTCCAGGATCACGATGGAGGACGTGCTGTCGCAGTCCGCCTCTCCGACCGAATCTGGCCTTTCTCGAAAGCTGCGATTCGAGGCCCTGAACGCCGACTTGGCCGGCTTCGCCAAGCAGTTGCAGAACCTGGAACGTCGCGTCTGGCACCTGTTCGGCAAGGGCCTCGGGACGGCCGTGTCAGTCACGGTCGAGTGGCCGACGGACTACAACATCGCCGACGTGATGGCGGAGATCGACATCCTCGACGGGATGCAGCGCACCGGTTTCCCGGCAGCGGTGCTGGCCGAGAAGCGCCGATCGATCGCTGCAGTCGAGTTCGACGCATCGCCAGACGCCACGAAGGCCTCGATCGACGCAGCTTGCCTGGAGACGGCTCAGGACAAGACCGCCACCGACCCGCCAACCAGCCGCGGTGCCAGTGGGCAACCTCCTCCGTCTGCATAACGCACGCAAGGAGCGACACAGTGAGCCCCACCCTGCGCGTTGTCTACAGTCGGTCGCCGGCGTGGAAGCTGAGCCCGAACCTTTCATTCATGGTTCGCTGCCAGGCCCAACCACATAACACAGGACGATGACCCATGACCACCCTCACCACTGCTCTTGATGCCGAGTTCACGCCGGCGGCGGGCGACTTCATCGCTCAGGTCGCAGGCGGCGGCGCCTACCTGATGCGCAAGCAGACCTCGGGCGCCGCGTTCGTGCGCGTCGGCCTGCTGCGCGGCGACGGCGTCATCGTCAGCAACCCGGTTGCTGGTGCGATCTACAAGTTCGTCGCGGCCGACGTGGGCATCACCCCGACGGTGCAGGCCGATCAATGACCGCGACCTACTCGCCGATCGCTGCGCCGGTCAGGTCGGCGATCCGGTCCGCCTTCGCGCCTGAGGGCGGCCTCAAGCCGGCCATCGACTGGAACTTTGCCGGCGGCGTGATGCCGGCCGCGCTGACGTTCGCTCGGGCATCAACGGCAACCTACTATGACGCGTCCGGCACGCTCGTCACTGCGGCGAGCGGATCGCCGCGCCTGACCTACGACCCAGTCACGCACGCTGCGCTCGGGGTGTTTGTGGAGGAGCAGCGCACCAACCTGCTGACCTACAGCGAGGCGCTGGATAACGCGGCGTGGACAAAGAACGGCGGCGCGTCCATCACCGCGAACGTATCTACCGCGCCAGACGGCACCGTCACTGCTGACCGTCTGACGGTCGTGACAGGCGCAAGTGATTCGCTCGAATCTCCAGGCGTGTCTATCACGTCTGGTACTGCCTACACCGCGACGGCTCGGCTGCAGCTGGGCACCTCGGCTACGGTCACGCTGAACATGAGCAACGCTGCGGCCTGGAGCGGTGGCGTCAACCCATCAGCGACGTTCAACCTGAGCACCGGCGCCATTACTGGCGTAGCCGCAAACACGACCGCAAAGGTCGAGACGCTGCCCGGCGGATGGTTCGCGGTGTCGATCACTGCCACTGCCGCCGCCACGACGACCAGCTCGCTGCGCGTTGTGCCCGTATCGTCGGCCTCAACGACCAGCGTCTGGGGCCTGCAGCTTGAGGCCGGCGCCTTTGCAACGAGCTATATCCCAACCGGCGCGGCCAGCGCGACACGCGCCGCAGACGTGGTGACGTGCACGGGGGCGGCGTTTTCGCAGTGGTTTAACGGCTCCGAGGGGACGTTCGTGGTCGAGGCAGTAATGCCGAATTCGACCGTTGGCTCCGCCAACATCATGAACCTTGTCGGGGCCATGGACGCGTCCGGAAACGAGTCGATTAAGGCATACCAATACGAGGCATGGTTCGGCGCCGCGATCCGCCACGGCGGCGCTGTGCAGGCTGACATTTCAGGGACAAAAACAGCCGGCGTCGTCGAAAAGATCGCGGTCGCGTGGGCCGCCAATGACGCTGCGGTCGCTATTCGCGGGGCGCTTGTCGGTACAGATGCCACGGTATCGGTGCCTACAGGGATCGACCGACTGACGCTCGGCACCGGATCTCCCGGCGCGGTGGCCTGCACCATCAAGCGAATCCGCTACTGGCGCAAGCGCCTCACCAACGCCCAGCTTCAGGCGCTGACCGCATGACCCCCATGGACATCATTGCAATCGTTGTGCTCGCGGTCGGCATGGCCGCGCTCGAAACCGTCTGGAAATGACATGGCACAGGTAGACATCACCATCCAGGCCGCGACCGACGCGGCGCTGACGACGCTCCTGATGGCGCATGGAGTGTTGCTCGCCGGCGAGGGCGGCGTGCGGCCGGCGCCCGGAATCCTGCACAGCCACATCGGCGACGCAGTGCTCGATGGCGTCGCGCTGGACGGGCGTTATGCGTTCGTCGGCATCGACCGCGATGCATTCGGCGGCCCGGCCACGGATCAGCTTCTGATCGACCTCGCTCCGCACCGCTACAGCGGCCCGGCTGTGCGGGCGCGGCTGGGAGGCGCAGGCTACGCGCCAGACGCCGTCTCGGCGATCAAGGCCGAGAGAGACCGCCGCATCCAGACCTCGGGCTACAAGGTCGGGGCGAACTGGTTCCACAGCGACTTGACCAGCCGCACCCAGCAGCTGGGCCTCGTCATCATGGGGGCCGCGATCCCCGCCGGGCTGCGCTGGAAGACCATGGGCGGCGCGCTGGTGGACATGACGCCGGCGCTGGCAGCGCAGGTGTTCCAGGCGGCGGCGGCGCAGGACGCGGCGCACTTCGCCGTGGCCGAGGCCGCCATCGCCGCGGCCAAGGCCTCGCCCGCCTTCGACCCCTCGTCGATCCAGTGGCCGGCTGGGTATGTCGGCTGATCCTACCAGTACGTGGCGGTGCGCTCTAACTGCATCATCTTCGCCGTCGCGCTGTACCTGCGGCGGCACCGGAAAGGCCGCGAGGGCTACATCATGATGCGGCACTCCAGGGCGACCAAGCTCGGCCCGCACTGGCTGTATGCGGAGCGCCGCTCAACCGGCACCCTGCGCATCGTGTCCTACGTGCCCACCAGGCCCGTCCACCGGCTGCTGCCGCCGCCCGTCTTCACAGGCTCGTCGCGCTGGGGTGACCTCCCGTGATCATCACGACCACCGGAGCGGATGAGCTGATCCGCCGGCTGCGGCGCCTGGGCAGCGGACCGGCAGACGCCCTGCTGTCGACCGCCATCGACGCCGAGGACCACGTCGCCAAGCGCGCGGCGACCCACAACGTGCGCGGCCGACTGGTGCGGTCGGTGGTGCGTCAGCGTTCAGGCGATGACTGGATCGTCGGCCACGACCAGCAGCACGCGCCCTACGCGCGCTTCGTGATCCTCGGCGCTCGGCCGCACCTGATCCGGCCGAAAGCGAAGCGCGTCCTACGCTGGCCATCCGGCGGCGGGTGGCGGTTCGCCAAGGTCGTGCACCACCCCGGCTACAAGGGCGACAACTACCTGGCTGAGGCCGCGAAACAAGCGCCGGCCGACTTCCGCCGCCACCTCGAGCGGCTCATCAAGGGGGGCTGACGACATGCCCACGACCTACACCTACCACGACGCCTATCTCGCCGCGCTGGTCACCAAGGACCGCGAGGACCGCGCCACCGCAGAGGTCGCATCGTTCGGCACGTTCAATGAGCCCTGGCTCGGCCGCCTGATCGTGCTGCGCGCATACATCATCACCTGCATCGAGTCGCAGAAGTCGGCCGAGGACGTGTTCGCCGCCAAGCTGGCGGCCTACCGCAAGGAGTGGTCCGAGCAACTCCCGCTGGCCAGGGCCGCAGCCGCCGCCGCGGCAGAGGCAGCAGGCGGGACGATCGTCTCTGGCGCGTCGTTCTTCACCGTGCCACTCGAGCGAGGCTGACATGACCGCCACGGCCTCCGTGATGCCTCTGCTCGAGCTGCTGCGCGACCAGCTCGCCACAGTGCCTGACGTGCAGACCTGCCGAATCGGCATGGAGCCGGCGGTGACGCCGGACGACTACCCGCTCGTGCGCCTGGTGCCGACCGGCATCCAGAACGCCATGGTGCTCGGCCGCCGGCGCGTGGAGCTCGACGTCGTCTTCGGCCTTCCGGTGCACGAGTCCGCGGTCGGCCTGGAGCAGCTGCACACGCAGTTTCTCGCCTTCGAGGCGGCCCTCATCGACGCGGCGCTGACCGGGTCGGGCTACTTCTGCGAGTACCGCGAGACCGTGCTCGACGGAGACGAGAACGCTGCGTTCAAGCTCGGCGCGCTACGGGTGCGCCTGGAGGGCTGAGACGCCTCATCCCGGCCCGATGGGGCCGACTGTTGCCTTCGGGTCCCCGAGTCGCACCAGGTGGTGCGCTGGGTCCTTCCCCTCGTTGACGACAGCCTCCAGCGGCTCGCCGCCGATCACGCGCCTGGCGCGCTCCGCCGAGCCCATGATGCGGCCGGCGACGCCCGGGTCCTGCGCGTCCCGGCCGGCCAGGTAGCGCGCCTCCCCCTTCGGCGCGCGGCGCGCGGCCAGCGCCTGCAGGTCCTGCCGGCCACGCACGCGGCACCAGCAGTAGGGGTGGAACGGCGGCCGAGGCGCTTCCTCCTTCGGGTAGCAGCCCTTCCCGAGCCCCCACAGGTCCGCGGTCGCATGCAGGTCGCAGATGTCGAGCGCCGGGTGCGCTGGGTTCAACATCACCTGCACCACCGTCGTCTCGGTGTCGGCCATCACCTCCGCGGCCACCCTCGCCTGATAGGCGCGAGCCAGCTCGGTCTGAGCGATGCGGTCAGCCATGAAGCGCGACTTCTCCCGATGGGCGACATCGAGCTTCTTCCTGAGGACCTCGCGAGCTGCCCCGGACTCCCACGTCGACAGCAGGTCGAGGTAGCCGGATCGCAGGGCCCTCGACTTGACTCGTGACGCCTGGCGCTGTGCATCGTCCAGCAGCGCCGCCAGGTCGGCCCGCGGCCCGGGCTCGGCCACGATCTCGCGCAGGGCCCGCGGCAGCGAGGCGATTGCACGCCCCTCGAGTGGCCGCTGGATGCCGTCCTGCGGGTCGTAGCCGTCGTACAGGCGCAGCAGCAGCGCGCGGGCATCGTGCACCCCTTGCGCGTGCTCGCGAACGATCGCGGTCACCTCGGCGGCCGTCTGCACCGCGTGCCGGTAGAGCAGCCGCGACAGCACGACGTCACCGACCGGCATCGCCTGCACCTCTGCGGGCCCGATGAGGCGTTCGAGCAGCACCGAGAAGGCCGCGGCGAGCGCTTCGGAGGCGCCCAGGTTGAACTCTGCCGCAACCTGCAGCACCAGGTCGCGCGGCGACTTCGACCCGGGCACGAGCATGAGCGCCCAGAGCCGTTCGAATGCCCTCTGCGCGGCGTCGTCGATCTGCGTCCGCGCGCCCATCGAGGCAGCCGCGGCGAGATGGTCAAGGCGCTCAGTCGACACCGTCGTCCTCCAGCCTCAGGCCGAGCTGCTCGGGTGGTGCGGCCTGCGCTCCCTTCCCTTTCGCCTCGATCGCCCGCTTGATCAGCTTGTAGGCTTTGGCTCGACTGCACTGCAGCCGGATCATCACCACGTCGCGCAGCTCGGCCGATGACATCTTGCCGAGCATCGATGCCACGAAGGCCAGCTCCTCAGGCCCGACGATCGCCGAGCGGTTGATGTAGATCGAGCGCCCGGACAGTGCTGCCAGGCCGCGCCGCATCACGCGCCGAGAGTACGAGCACGGCATCTTCTCGACAACGTCGAGCAGCTGGTAGAACTCGGGCGTCGTCACACCGGCACCTGCAGAGTCATCGTGACAGACGCGCCAGAAGCGAGCGCATTGAACGCCCCGCTGCAGGCGTCGGCATCGTCGTCGTGCGCCGCATCCGGGAACCCTTCGAGCTGGGTGAAGACGTCGTCGTTCCACGGGCCTCGCACGAACTCCACGACGCCGCCCTCGCATGCGGCACTGAACGGGCCGAAGAGCGTCACCTTGTCGCCGCCGATCGGGTAGGCCTTCGCCGCATAACCGGCCAGCGTGCGCACCATGGCCTCGGCCTGGGCCTTCCCGGCCTGCCCTGGGTCCTTGAAGAACCCAACGCGCACGGAGAGGCCATCGACCAGGGCCGTGCTCGTGATCGCCTGCTCAACCTTGAGCGGAGACTCGCGCATGCGGCGGGCGTGCATCACCACGACGCGGGTTATCTTGCGGTCCGGTCCGCGCTGAACGCCCATTCGCACACCGACCGTCCAGTCTGGATCGTTGTCGTCGGTCTTCTCAGTTGCGGCCAGGTCCCAGAACCTGATCTGCTCGAGCCCCGGAGGTGCCGACTCGATGATGCGCACCCACTGTCGCTTGAAGTACATCCCGGCCGCTGGCCGGATCTTCCAGTTGCCGCCCAGCAGGCGGGCGCGCTCGACGGCGTTCTGCGCGAGCAGGTTCGCCTTGTAGGACGGGTCGGCCTCCATCAGCGCACGGTTGTCCTCCAGCCGGGCCGCGATGAAGGTCACCGACTTAGGCTCGATGTCGTCCTCTCCGGCGAAGCGTTCAAGCAGTTCGTCGCGCGTGTCGGCCCACACCATCGCATCATTGATCCGCACGAACCACCGCACAACGCCGGACCGCTCTGGGATCGGCAAGCCACTGTCGGGGTCGATCCACCAGGCGATGAACTCGGCGACCCACGAATCCGCGTCAGGGTTGCAAGTGGCCCGGATGTAGGGCCGCACGCCGCAGGTGCTGCGGTTGCGGCTGAGCATGTAGAAGAACTGGGCCTTCGAGAAGTGGGTCAGCTCGTCGAAGCAGATGAGCGGGATCTGCGCGCCCTGCCAGTCGTAGACCGTCTTCTCGTGCTCGAGGTGGGCCATCTTGACCCGCGAGCCGCATGGCCACCGCCACTCGAGCGTGTTCTCGATCGATCTGGCGCCGGCCAGTGGGTAGAGCTTCGAGGACTCATCCCACAGGCCACCCGGGTTGCGCACCTGGGTCGTGTTGCGACGGAAGAAGACCGCTGCGAAGTCGCCGTTGGTCGTTGCGTGCCTGAGCGGCTCCAGCAGCAGGGCCCAGGTCTTCCCGCCACCCGCGGCGCCGCCGTAGATCGCGATGTCAGCCGGCGTCGCGGCGAACCGCTCCTGCGGGCCGGCCTGGGGTCGGATCTCGACGACCTCAGCGCCCATTTTCGGGGAGGTAGAACTGCACAACCTTGTGCTCCATCGGGCCGCCGTCCTTTCCGGTGTGCTCGACGCGCTCCCTGAAGGCTCCGACTCCAACGTGCTTTCCGATCAGCTCCAGATGCCGCGTCCGATCGGCGAGCTTCACCTTGCGCACCATCCCGACGGCGGTGCGCTCATCGCCTTTGCCGGCGTACTCCTCGAAGCACTCCAGCCCGACGACGGGGCCAGTGCGCCAGACCTCGGGCCACTCGCGCACCGGAAGCAGGTTGCCGCGCTCGTCGAACAGGTCTCGGATGTCGGCTCGCTTCTCGGCGGCCAGCGTGCGCAGCACCCAGTCGGCGTCGATCTGTGTGCGCTTGGCGCGCTCGGCCTGGGCGGCGGCGATGGCGGCAGCCACCCCAACATTGCCCAACAGTCGCGGACCCTGCTGCTCGGCGGTCTTGGCGCTGTACCCGGCCCTGATCGACGCCTGCGTCGCGTTCAGGTCAACTAGGTACTCCTCGACGAATCGCTGCTGCTTCGGTGTCATGCCGACGTGCTCACAGTTGCGACAGATCGGACGGCGCGAATTGCTGACACACCATCGCCTCGTGCGTTGCCATGATGACCTCGCGCGGTTCGCGGTCGTCGTCGTTGGGTGGGATGGTG